TCCGATACCTAAACCGAAAGTTCTGGATTTTCCATGCCGCGGCGGCTCGTTGACTACCAATACTTCTTCGTCAGATTCCAAGAACTCCTGAAATTCTCTACAAAGATCCACAAGGTATTTCCTGTTCTCCTTATACAAGTCCGGGGCTTTTAAATTGCAATAAAAAAAGAACTCCCGCCTAGCAAGTTCTATCTTTGCGCCCTGTATGATTGTTTCTCTATCCACCATGGATCAACTTCTTTAGTTCTTCTGTGGTAAGTCCCTTGTATGGATTATTCGTGTTTACCTCTCCTGATAACTGTACCCTATCGTCTGGCTTGAATCCAGCACGGTCCAGAAAGTCTTTTGCCACATTGATTTTGTCCCGGTCTATTGCCTCTGGATCGTTCAATATATCATGCATCACTTTTCTTGCCTCTAAAGCGTCGAAAATAAATTCTTGCTGTAATTCCCGCTTTATCTGGCCTTTTCTCTCTTCCAAATATTCCAAAACATTAGAATCCTTTAATAATTGTGATGCTTGTGACTGCGCTGATTTCTTAGAGTATCCTGCGTTTATGGCTGCCTTAGTGGCATTTTTACAGCGCAGCTTTATGTATTCGTCTACAAACAGTTTTCTCTGTTCTGTCAATGCCATTCGGCTCACCTCCCTACTTAATTCTGCATAATACCTTGTTACACTCTTTGAGTGCTTCAATTAACTGCCACCTGGACATTTCTCCGATTGGAATACCGCGGTATTTAGATACGATCGTACCTTTTGCCCGATAGTTTCTTTTGCAATAGCTTTTCTTATTCCTTCCGCAATACTCTCTACGTCAACCTTTATTTTGCATGTGTTCGTATGTGTCGGCAGTTCTATTGCATCCACTTCTGAAAAGGCTGCAAACAGCTTTGGTGCCTGTATTGCGATCCAGTCTACCATTTCTTCGTTCTGTGCCCATGATCCGCCAAAACTGTTTCCGGAGGCTTCAAGGCCACTTTCACTTAAAAATGCGTGGATAATTTCATGACGAAGTATCTGCTTTCTGAAATAACTCATATCTTCTTTGTTCATCGGATCGTCTTCATATTTTAAAAGCACGATCGTCTTTGTAGAGGAATCGCAATACCCGTCATATTTCTTAAGCCTCTCGTCTTCTTTCTCTGTTTTGTCTATAATCGTGTACTCTGTTCCTAAAACATTTACTTTCTGCATACTTGCCTCCTTTTCTATAGCGGAGAATGGAGGATTTGAACCCCCGACTGATCTATACACGCATAGTGCACAGCTGCATTTCCTCTCTGCCAATTCTCCATACGGGCTTAGCCCGTAGCAATATATTTTATGTGCCATGCCGGGCACACCGTGTTCTTAGAATAATTATTTTTTGTATAGGACAGAACACAGAAGACCCATTACGGTTGTAAAGTTTTGCTCCTTAAAAACCACCTGTGCGCCCTCGTTTCGTACACACGTTTCCCATCGTTCACGCACTTTCTTTATTAACTCCAGAGCCATTCGCATATTGTATCTTCCACGTGAATACAACATTTTCACGAATGAGTTTTTTGCGTCCCACATCGTGGATTTTTATTGGGCCGCCGTTTAGGTGTAAAAAGCGGATGTCCCGGAATCGAACCGGGATGAAGGGAGCGACCCTTCCGTCTGCCGTTGACATAACATCCACATAAAAAGACCCGGGGCCCAAAGGACACCCGAGTACGTTCAAAAAACTTGGAGGTTTAATACAGCTTCTGTTGTTGTTTATCATTTGGGGTGCCGCCGTGACACCCCGTTGTAAAAAACGTTAAGAGGAATGCAAGAAAAACAACTGTTACAGTTATTCTAGTTGCTCTATTATAATTATATCACTCTTATTGTGTTAATTGTGTTAATCTTTCAGATATTCGCTTATTATCTGTGAAATTCGGCTGCGGCTGTATCCAACCTTGTCCGCAACCTCCTGCTGTTTCTTTTCTTCTAAGAATGTAAGTTCAAATATCTGCCGGACTGTGCTGTCCGGTATAGCGGAAATAAACTCTTCTACCTCTAACACAGCACACATTGCTGTTATCTTTCGTGATGTTTTCATTCGGATCAGTTTTTTTATTTGATCCGATTCTCCAGGTTCGTCCATGTATACACTTGGTCGTGTCTCTATGTACGGAAACTCCGGGCTTGATCCTCTTACTTTTCCCAATACCGTGGGTATATTCTTTTGTCTGTCATAGAGCTGATTTAATTTTGTGTCAATCAGCTCTATTTCCCTCCTGAGTGCACCGTACTGTTTAAGCCTCTTTTTTGTCACTCCTCGTCCTCCCCGTAGTGATATAACATCTCAATCTCATTTTTATCTGCCGCAATGACAATCAGCAGAGAAAGCAGAGCAATGATATTTACTCCTGGTATAAACAGAAAAAGCAAAAGCTTGATTCTGCTTGCCGCCCAGTTTAATCTGCCCGTTTTCTTTGTCTTGATCCCGCCGACCTTTCTTTTAATCTTCTTGCGGAACATGCAATAGATTCCGACATCTGCCGCCAAAAGCAGCGCTGAAAATCCTAAATGAAAATTAATTAGCCACATCGTATCCCCTCCTTATTTCACCCTGGCTTGTTCTATATTTCTGATAATAACCGTGCTCCCTCCGCCCGGTTCTTCTACAATCTCTATATTCTCTTTCGTGATGTATTCCTCAATAGGTATCTTAATTTCGATCCCGGCATCCGTCTCTATTGTGATGTATTCTAAGCCCTTGACCGTGTTCTCTTTTCCAACCGTGAACTTGTCATACTGCATGTCATTCCGTTCCATCTGATAGTCAAAAAAGCTCTTTTTTTCTGCATCGTCTCCAAAGATCCGGTCCCCGATCTCGTTGACCCGAAACTCATTTTTTTCGGCGAACTCTTCTCTTAACTTACTCCTGGCATCCATCCGGTTTCTTAACGGTTCGTTCTCATACCGGTTATTGATATCTGTAATAACCTTATTTAGAATCTGGAACTTCTTTTTTGGAGCCATATCCGCATGGCACTGCAGAAAACGCTCTGAAATATAATTGATTTTATCACCTGTCAGCATTTCATACTTCTTTTCTACCAGCTGTACCTTGTGCTCTAAAAGATCCACGATGACTGCCTCTGTAAGCTTTGCCCCGCCCATAGGCATAATCCGCTGCTTTACGATGTCGTTGACCTCATTCTCTGCCTCTTTATGTACATATGTCTCCTTATAATTCATCTTAAGAAGTGCCAGATGAACGACGCTGTGTAGCTGGAAACTAACCACGACAAGATCAGCTGCAGGAATCGTCACGCTATCGCACATGATGTCAAAAAGGCTTTCCGCCAGCACCCGGCTAACCGCTATAAAACTATCGTCTTCCTTTTCCTGCATATCTTCCAGCAGTGCCGGGATTGGGGAAATACTACCGTCAAACTGACATTTCTTTGTATCATCGCTATCCAGTATTTTAAATATATGGCCCCTGATAAATTCCATTAAGTCTGGTCCCATGTCCAGCAGATCATTGGACAGGCCAACGTATCCGTTATGGCTGTCCAAAATGTGAATGATCCCTTTTCTGATAATAATATCGTCTCTCTGTAATTCCATTCTATTTTCCTCCTTCATAAATCTTCCTTTACTTCCATTATTACATTCTATACATTCAGAACTCACGTTCTTATAATAGTGATAGAAAGGAGCTGTTTGATATGCCGTTTACAAATAACAAAATTGAATATGAAGAACCTTTTACTCCTCCGGGGACCCCGATCTCCGTAATCGCAAGCTTCAGCAAAGACGGTGGTGTAAAACCGCTTTACTTTCGCTACGATACGCCCACACAGACAATGGACGTAAAAATTGAAGATGTAAAGGTTGTAAATCCTCTACCCCTTGTCGGTTCTGACTTTTCCTGCACCGTTATGGTAGGAGACAGGCAGAATACTGTCATCCTGCGCTATATGAAGCGGGAAGATCGGTGGTTTCTTCTGCCTCCTGGGTAAAATCTCAGTTTTATTACTCTTCAACTATGCTCATTTCATGTTTCAATACACCGACTTCTTGACCTTCGCATTTAACAAAATATACATTTCCGCCATCGTTTCTACATCTCTCATTTATTCTTATAACTTCATATTCCTGACCGATCGCAGGGCTTGGATTTGTCGGCACACACCGTATTATTTTTATTTTCATTGTTTTCTCCTTTTTTAAAACATAATTATGGTTTTTTCCAAAATGGAAATAACCACCAAATCTTAAATTAAACAATTTCTCTTGCCGCCGATCTAAACATCATGAGCAACATTTCTGAGACAGGTCTCTTTCTGTTTTGTCTTACTGCTTTTTTTACAGATTTTAGATCATACCAATCGCCTCGGTAATTTTTTTGTCCAGGTACATATACGCCTACTTTATACGGTATTTCATTTTTCACCTGCTCATAAACGCCTTCCGGCATAATGTAATAGTTGAAGTCGCCCAGAAAATTATGTCCGTTTTTTGAATGAAAATCTTCTACGGAAGATTTAATTTCATAACAATAAAAATCCCCTTTCTCAATCCCTGAGACAGTATTGTTCAGGGGCTTAAACCGCATGAAATCCACTCGAACCGCAGCACTTGTACCATAGTCGAATGTAACTTCGGCAGCCATATAGACCCTTGGATCATTGCGTTGATTTATATGTTTTCTAATAGCTAAAGATAACATTTTTGTTATCTCTGGTCGCTTACTCATTCTGTACCTCCTTAAATCTTAAGTTATGATCCTCTTCCACGCCAAGTAAATCTAAAATGATTTCCTTGAGTTCCCTTTCTGTGTATTTATCTTCACATTCCCTTTCGTTAAGCCATTCTCCAGAATAGTCGCTGAAGATGTCTGTAACTTCCCGTGACGAAAAAACTATTGTCCAATTATCCATAAATACCTCCTTAAAATCTTAATCTTGTAGCATATCTAGTGGAAAATAATATACCCTTCCATTTGCAAGAGCAATAAATATCATACGACCGTATGGACTATCTTTTATATCAATTACAAATCCAGCATGGCCATCTATGCACTCTGCAAAATCCCCTACTTCCGGTTCTTTCATTTTTCCTTGCCTCCTAAAAATCCTAACCTTTCAGCTTCAGTGCTTTTTCTACCTTTCTTTTATCCCAATAAGCTGAATTTTCAGCTATTGCCATATCTATTAACCAGAAATCTCCTTTTTCGTCCAGTAAAATGTCTACTGACCAGTTCCCGATTAATTCTACTTCTTTCATTTTTTCTGACACGAGTTTTAAAACCTCGCCTTTATATTTTTCATAATCTCTTTCCAGCCTGACTCTCTCATGTTCAAATATTATTTTATCCGTTGCGTTGTGCATCGACTTAATACAATATTCATAATTCCAGTAATTTTCTATATACAATATTTTTTTTGAGTCAAAATCATAAAAAACACGGAACTCACTCTGTAAAGGCATCCCTTCATAGATACAAGGAGTTTTAGATTTGTCACACGGAATTACTTTGCGTAGGACTATTTCGTCAAGTCCGCCTGCTCCAAGGAGTAACGCTGCATAATTAATCTCCATAATGTTGTTTTTTATGTTATCTTTCCTTGATATGCAATTTTTAAATGAAAACTTGTTTGAAAATGTAGCATTTTTACAAAATAAAATAGGATGCTTATCATAAATTTTGATCACATTTTTTTCTAAAAAATCATCAATATTTTTATTCCATTCTTTTTCAGGAAGTCCAGAGTCATAACACCAAAATGAACGCTGTACCATTTCTGGAACTTCAATTACTACACTTTCCGGCACTTTAATTCCGCAATTTTTTACTTTATGAAACCAGTATGAAAAATTATTTTTATTTTTTTCTGACATATTCATTTTCTCCTTAAATCTTTTTCATTAGCTCTTCAATTTTTTTATTTATAAATACAGCCTCTTTAAACCTTCCATCTTCTACGCCTTTCCCAAAATTCAAATATTTCTTTCATCCAGTACCTCCTGATACTCCCACTTTTCACAGGAATCCTGCGGTTCTCTAAAGTCTGCACGATGCTCACTTTCTCCGTTACAGCAGACTCCTGCAAATCCTTCATACCACTTGCATGTGCCACACACATATTCTTTTTCATCCATTTTTACACCTCTGACTTAGTTTCTGCCCACAGCCGATCCAAGTACCACCTTGACTTTTCCAGATCCTCTGTTGCCTTTCCTTTCTTGTCATACCGCCACAAATATTTCATTGCATTTCCCTTTAGGAAGCCGCAAAATTCGGCGTGCGACATGCTTGCCTTTAGTGCATCTATACATTCAATTTCCCCGCTTGTGTAATGTGCAGGGTGATCGACCAAATTATTTACTTCTTTCATTTTCCCTCCTTCCTGCCCGCCGTAGCGGGCTGTAAAACAGGATGCCTACTGGTTTCTAAGTTTCTGTGTGATATATATAGACCCTACATGGGTAAATACCTACTTCTTTTCAATCTTTACCCCGGTTTCTTCAAAGATTGTTTGTATTAGGTCTTCTAATGAAACATAGCCCTTTTCAAAGCTGTCATATAGCTCAAGAACTGCATCTGCAAACTTTTCTATTCGCTTGCGTCCAAACCCAAACTGGTCATGCAATGCCATAACCGGGATGCCCAGCATCAGGATAAAGGCCCTTTCCATTGCTTCTTTGGCTACATCTTCTTTCAATGTTTTTATCTGCTGCGTATTCATGTTATAGGTCGGAACCTTTTTCTTAATCCCAGATTTCCTTCTTTCTGCCCGATTCATTTACGCCTCCAATCTATGTATGCACTTCCAGAGGTGGGCCGGATAACACGAAGTTCTTTTCCATCCACAAAACGTCGTTTTCTTCTGCTTGCGGCCTTTGATCTCTCTGCCCTCGCTTGTTCTTCCTCCCAGTATAGAGAAATCCAGTTTTTGATCGTTGAGGCAGGAATACCATATTTCTTGCTTATTTTCGCTACATTTGCCTCTCCATGCAGATACATTTCCAGCACTTTCTTTTTAATATCCTCTGAGTATTTGCTACTCCACATTTGCGCTCTCCTTAACTATCCGGTATACTGCGGCCTTTCTCCCGGTTCTGCTATCCTTTTTCTTACCACAGACCTCTACTATACCCTCTTGAGTCATCTCTGTGAGGCGTGGGGCCGTCTCGTCCCTGGCTGGGGTTTGAACCCCCTTTTTCCGGTATAAAAC